TATCGCTGGAAGAACGGCAAAGCCGTTGTGTTCGACGATACTTATGAGCATTTTGCGATCAACCTGACAGACAACATCAGGGTGGTCTTATTTATTGATTATCTTAGGCCACTCCCGTTGCCTCTGCATTGGTTGAACAAGTTTTGCATCTACATAGGGCGATTCTTGCCGTACTACAAGATACCGATCCAGCGGCACAAGGCGTGGGAACGGAGGTTTTACGGAGAAGATGGCATTCCTGCAAAGCAATATTCCGCACTTTAAGTGCTGGGTAAGACGCGAATACACACACAACCACAGCAAATACCATGGCGAGTTTCTGCATGCTATGGCGGTTGCGGTAACAACGATGCCTTGCCGGTGTCTCAGCTTCCAGATGATATTCACTGGCGCTGAAACCTATGACAACGATGATCCAAACATCCACGGAGGTGCGATGTGGGCAAGGATGCCTATCACTGCTTTGGTCGGAGACACCCCTTTTGAGGAGTGGCCCGAACCAATGCCGGTCTACGCGGCCCAGCCGTGGGACTGCTCTTCTAGAGAGCACAGCGTTTATGTCCTTGAGAGGGCAACGCCGTGTCCTTGGATCGCCAAGATAGACGGGGAGTTCTACCCTGCTAAGTACATGTTCACGGTGGACTACACAGACAACGAAATCGCTGATGACCCTGCTCAACACAAGCAGAGCCATGTGATGGAGCTTCTGGATGCAGGTCCGTGGACAGGCAATATCGTGGCGCTACCGAACAACCGTGTACGGGTGACACACCCAGCGTGGTGGTCAACAGGAGAAGGCGCACCGGACTTCAGGCCGTCACAGCATATTCACTACTCCAAGTCGGACTTGGACTACACGCTGGACGTAAACAGAGTATTCGACAACTTATACGCAGGTGAGGAAGATGAAGAAACCTAAAGGTTACATGCGCGGCGGCAAGATGATGCCCAAGGGCATGTCAGCAGGTGGCAAGCTGAAAATGGTAGAGAAGGATGGAAAGCAGGTTCCGTTTTTTGCGGCTGACGGCAAGGGCAAGATGAAAGAAGGCGGCATGGTCCCCAAGACCAAAGGCTACTTCAAGGGCGGCAGAACCATGAAGAACAAGATGGACACCAAGGGCGGCAAGATGGGTGGCAAAGGCTAAGTGGCAATTGACCGCGTAGCAACGCCCTTCAGCCCTCAAGGGGGCGGTGAAGACCTAGAGATCGTGATCGAAAACCCTGAGTCTGTCAGCGTGATGGATGAAGACGGGGGCATGATTATTGATTTCGATCCCAATATGCCTGCCCTTATGGGCGTTGAGCATGGCTCCAACCTTGCTGAGTACATGGACGAGCGGGACTTGGACGGTCTTGCAAGCGAGCTTGTCGGGCAGTTTGACGCTGACCGGATGAGCCGTGCGGATTGGGAAGACTCCTATGTCCGTGGTCTTGACTTGTTAGGACTAAAGTTTGAAGACAGGTCTACCCCTTGGGAGGGTGCCTGCGGGGTGTTTCACCCCATGCTGTCTGAGGCGGTTATTCGCTTTCAAGCTCAAACCATACAGGAAATATATCCTGCCAGTGGGCCTGTAAAGACAACTATCGTCGGCAAGATAGACGACGAGAAGACCAAGCAGGCGCACAGAGTGCAGAACTATCTGAACTACCTGATTACCCAGCGTATGACGGAGTACAGGACGGAGACAGAGAAGCTATTGTTCTCTCTGCCGATTGCAGGCTCCGCATTCCGCAAGGTCTACTTTGACCCAAGCATGGGCAGACCCTGCGCTATGTTTGTGCCAGCAGAGGACTTTGTGGTCAGCTATGGTGCGTCTGACCTGTCAACGTGTGAGCGCGCCACCCATGTAATGAAGAAAACTTCCAATGAAATCAGGAAGTTACAAGTTGCTGGGTTTTATTCAGATATAGATTTGCCTGCACCAACACCGGACGTCTCTGAGATACAGCAGAAGTATGACCGGATGACGGGAGACTCGGACAACTACGAGCTTGACCACAGACATACCCTGCTGGAAATGCACGTTGACATCGACCTGCTAGGGTTTGAGGACACAGATAAAGGCAAGCCCACGGGTATTGCTTTGCCTTACGTTGTTACCATTGACAAGTCATCACGAACGATCCTGTCGATACGGCGCAACTGGTACGAAGACGATCCCACCAAGATGAAGCGGGATCACTACGTTCACTACCAGTATTTGCCGGGGCTGGGATTCTACGGGTTTGGCTTAGTACATATGATCGGTGGTCTATCCAAGTCGGCAACGTCGTTGCTGAGACAGTTGGTAGATGCCGGAACGCTTGCCAACCTACCGGGGGGATTGAAGTCTCGGGGACTCAGGATCAAGGGCGATGATACTCCCATCATGCCCGGAGAGTTCCGAGACGTAGACGTTCCGGGTGGCGCAATCCGCGACAACATCACGTTCCTGCCTTACAAGGAACCGAGCAACGTCCTTTATCAGTTGCTAGGCGACATTGTGAATGAGGGGCGTCGGTTCGCGTCAGCGGCGGATGTGAAAGCCTCAGACATTAATGGTGAAGCGCCGGTTGGCACCACGCTTGCAGTATTAGAGCGAGAGATGAAGGTGATGAGTGCGGTACAGGCCCGTGTCCATGCCGCAGTCTCCAAAGAACTCAAGATACTGTCAGAGCTTGTCAGGGACTACGGTCCAGAGGTTTATCCCTACGAAGATGACGATGGGCAGACTGTTCCTACGGACTTTGATGATCGGGTAGATATTATTCCTGTTAGCGACCCCAACGCGGGGACGATGGCGCAAAGGATTATGCAGTATCAGGCGGCGTTGCAGTTGGCGGCTCAGGCACCCCAGATGTATGACATGCCACTGCTTCACCGCCAGATGTTAGATGTTTTGGGCATCCAAGATGCGGACAAGATTGTCCCGACAGAAGACGACATCAAGCCGACAGACCCTGTTACAGAAAACATGAACATCATTACCGGCGAGCCAGTAAAGGCGTTCATATATCAGGATCACGAAGCCCACATCCAAGTCCACATGGCGGCGATGCAAAATCCAGAGATCATGAAGATGGTCGCCAGAGCGCCTAACAAGAAGGCGATTGAGGCGGCATTTGCCGCGCACATTGCAGAACATGTAGCGTTTCTATACAGGTCTAAGATTGAGAAAGAGCTGGGAATGGAGCTTCCCGGTCCAGACGAAAAGCTACCCGAAGATATTGAACTGCGTATATCCAGACTGGCAGTGCCTGCGGCTGAACAGCTTACAGGCAAGGCTCAGATGATGGAGCAGGCAGAACAAAACGCCAAACAGTCGCAAGACCCGATTGTTCAGATGCAACAGCGAGAGCTGGCCCTCAAAGAACAGCAGGCTATGGCTAAAGCGCAGACCGACATGGCAAAAGTCCAAGTCGATGCACAAAAGGCGGAAGCCAAAACCATGCTTGATCTGGAAAAGATGGATCAAGAGGAACGCTTAGAAAGCGCAAAGATCGCCGCGAAAGTGGCGATGCAGGATTCCAAAGATGAAACCCAACAAGAAATAGAGGGCTTCAAGGCTGGATTCAACTTAATCAGGGACACCCTAGATGACGAAAAAGGCCAGCAATAACGTCCTACAAGCCATACAGGAAGATTTGAGAACTCAGATGAATGAGGTGACAGACCACCTCGCCGTGGGTGGTTGCAAGGACATGAATGAGTACTCTCGTAACGTAGGTATCATTCAAGGTCTTGCTCACGCAGAGCGAACGCTACTAGACCTAGATGAAAGGATAGAGCGCGAGTAATTCGTTACACGAAGTAACGCATGGTGACACCAGACACCGATCTCTGGTGCAGGAAAGGCATTATGACTGAAGAAGACACTCAGACTGCAAAGCAGTTACCTGAGCCTAAAGGTTACAAATTACTTATCGCTCTCCCCGAGCCAGAAGAGATGACGGAGGGGGGAATCCTAAAAGCACGAGAAACCATGCAGGTCGAGGAGATTGGCTCTGTTTGCGGGTTTGTACTAAAGATGGGCGCTGACGCTTACGGAGACACCAAGAGGTTTCCTAGCGGCCCGTGGTGCGAGGAAGGAGATTGGGTGCTTATGCGCTCATATAGCGGAACGCGATTCAAGGTTCATGGTAAGGAGTTTCGCCTTATCAATGACGATAGCGTTGAGGCAGTAGTTGAAGACCCGAGGGGGATTGTGAAGGTATGAGCGAAGAGCAGATGGAAGAACAAACCATGTCCACTGAGGACAAGTTTTTCGGTGTCAAGACAACCGTTGGTGGTGAAAATGCCGATGTTGATGTTGAAGTCGTAGATGACCGGCCCCCAGAGGATCGCCGTCCTCCTGCCAAAGAGGCCAAGGAGAAAGAAGGTGGCGACGAAGAACTGGAGGGTTACTCGGACAAAGTCAAAAAGCGCATCAATAAGCTCCGTTATCAACAGCATGAAGAGCGTAGGCAACGCGAATCTGCCGAGAAAATGCGCGAAGAGGCTGTCAGGGTTGCTCAGAAGTATGCGGATGAGAACAAGAAGTATCATGCGATCATCCAAGAAGGCGAGCAGTATCTGGTTCATCAGATTCGAGAGCGAGCTAATTTGGCGCTGGAGCAAGCTAAAGGTCAGTATCGCCAAGCATACGAAGAAGGAAACACGGATAAGGTTGTCGAAGCCCAAGAGGCTATGATTCGCGCTCAGGCGGAGTTTAGCTCTGCCGACCAGCAGTTCAACCAAATGGCCCAGAGCAGAGAGCAGTGGAAGCAGTGGCAACAGGCGCAAATGCAAGCGCCCCAGCAACCTGTCCAACAGCCACAGCCACAGCCACAGCCAGAACAGCCCCCACAGCCGACAGAAAAAGCGGCTAAGTGGGCGCAAGAGAATCAGTGGTTTGGGCAAGAAAAAGACATGACCGCTCTGGCGTATGGCGTCCATGAGCGATTGATCAGGGATGAGGGGTATGACCCTAACTCTGACGAGTATTTTCAGGAAATTGACCGCACTATGCGGTCTAAGTTTCCAGAATACTTCGGTGATGATGACTCGCAAGAGGAGTCTACTACTAGAAGTCCCCCCGTGGTCACAGCGCCTTCCTCACGGAATAACGGCGCAAAGCCACGCAAGGTGAAGCTGACTCGCACTCAGCTAAGCCTAGCCAAAAGGCTAGGGTTAACACCCGAACAATATGCCAACCAGCTTGTTAAGGAGGCTCAGTAATGGCAGAAGAGCGCATAAACAGGGACGCAGAGTCCAGAGAAGTTGAAACAAGAGCCAGCGATTCGTGGCTTCCGGCCTCCGTATTGCCGAACCCCGCCCCGCAAGACGGATGGGTGTTTCGGTGGGTACGCACCAGCACATTGGGCCACGCGGATAACACGAATGTCTCCCAGAAGTTTCGGGAGGGTTGGGTTCCTGTGAAAGCAGAAGATCATCCAGAGCTAGAGGTAATGTCTGATATCGACTCCCGTTTTGCGGGAAACATCGAAATTGGAGGACTTCTCCTATGCAAACAGCCAGAGGCTAATGCAGAGGCGAGGGAAGCCCATTATCAGCAGGTTGCCGATAGCCAGATGGAGTCTGTGGACAACAACTTTTTAAAGCAAAACGATCCCCGAATGCCCGTTCTCAATCCTGAGCGGTCAACTCGGACTACCTTTGGTCGAAGTTGACTCCGGTTTACCGGAGAGCTTTGGCCTTTAATCTAAGTTTGGAGACTTAAAATGGCTACAGCGGCTACTCCGATGGGTGCAGAACCCGTAGGCACTCTCAGTGCTTCTGGTTCTTTCACCGGAAAAGTGCGCCATATCAAGATTGCCAGTGGTTATGCCACAGACATCTTTTATGGCGATTTCGTCAAGCTGGTTGCGGCTGGTACTTTGGAAAAGGCGGCGGTTACTACTGCTGTCGTGGCAGGAACTGTCGGCATCTTTGTCGGCGTTTCCTACACTGATCCGGGTACTGGTCAGCTAACCTTTAACCAGTATTTCCCTGCTTCAACAGCGGCAAGTGACATCATGGCTTATGTCGTGGATGATCCCAAGCTGTTGTTCCAAATGCAGGCAGATGAGGCAATTGCTCAGACAGGTCTGGGTAACAACGTCTCGGCTGTTAGCACTGCTGGTTCAACCGCTATCGGAAGGAGCAAGAATGCTCTCGACGGTGGCTCTATCGCAACTACCAACACGCTTCCGCTTCGTATTGTGGACTTTGTGGATGGGCCTAAGAGTACGGTAGGTGATGCTTTCACCGACTGTATTGTGACGTACCTTCCGCTTAGCCATGCCTACGAAACCAAGCTCGGCGTTTAAGGAGAACTAGGTAATGGCTATTTCACGCGCACAAATGTTGAAAGAATTACTGCCCGGTTTGAACGCCTTATTTGGCTTGGAATACGAGCGGTATGACGACGAGCACACGATGATTTACGAAACTGAATCATCCGAGCGTTCGTTTGAGGAAGAGGTAAAGCTGTCCGGCTTCGGTGCCGCACCAGTTAAAGCTGAAGGCGCGGCCATCAGCTATGACTCGGCGCAAGAGTCGTTCACTGCTCGCTATAACCACGAAACCATCGCCCTTGGCTTCTCCATCACGGAAGAGGCTATGGAAGATAACTTGTATGACTCTCTGTCTGCTCGTTATACCAAGGCGCTGGCTCGTGCTATGGCACACACTAAGCAGGTGAAGTCAGCGAATCCGTTGAACAACGGCTTCAACACCTTCCAATCTGGTGACGGCGTAACGCTGTTCAGCACAGCTCACCCGCTGGTAAACGGTGGCACCAACGCCAACCGTCCTACCACTGCGGCTGATCTGAACGAAACCTCGCTGGAAGATGCTGTGATTAATATCGCCGCATTTACCGACGAGCGTGGATTGCTGATCGCGGCACGACCTCGTCGTTTGATCGTTCCCCCCGCGCTTCAGTTTGTAGCAACTCGTTTGCTTGAGACTGAAGGCCGAGTCGGAACGTCTGACAACGACATCAACGCCCTTCGCAACAACGGGTCAATCCCAGAAGGCTACTCTGTCAATCACTTTCTGACTGACACTAACGCCTTCTTCTTGATTACCGATGTACCGAACGGCATGAAGCACTTTGAGCGCACCGCGCTTGAAACTTCAATGGACGGAGACTTCGACACAGGAAACGTGCGCTACAAAGCTCGCGCTCGTTACTCGTTCGGCGTATCTGACCCACTCGGAATTTACGGCTCGCCCGGAACTTCCTAAAATGTCGGGGGGCTTTGCCCCCCTTTTTCCCTGACTAATTGTTCCACATGGAACATTAGACACTAGCCACGACAGGAGAATCACATGGCTAATTCTACATTCAGCGGTCCCGTCCGTTCTGAAAACGGGTTTAAAGATATCACCAAAAACTCCACCACTGGCGCTATTACTGGCACCATGACGCTCTCCAACTACGAGACTACGATTACCGTAGCTAATGGTGCAACGACAGGTAAAGAGGCCGCTATTGGTATCCCCTCAAATTTCATTCCTATGGGCGTGTTGGTCGCTGTTACCACTGCCGCCTCAAACTCCGTCACCCTTAACGATATTGGCACGGACGCAGACACTGACGGCTTCGTCGATGGCATTTCTGCCGCTGTCAACTCTACAGGCTTCAAGGGTTATTTCCCTTGCAATGGCGTTCTTGGAATGTCCGGTGGCACAACCACTGCGGCTACAGAAACTGCCGATGAGGTAGAGCTTGTGCTTTCTGGCGATCCGGGTGGTGACACGGTTATTGTCCTCAAGTTTTTTGGCATCTCTACCACTTCAGACGCATCATAAACTGACGGGGGCGTGGCCCCCTTTATCTGGAGGACAAGATGGCTGATGTAGTCACAACCAAGATTATTGAGGATGGCCCCCGCACAGCAGTAATGCACTTCACCAATGTCAGCGATGGCTCTGGTGAGTCGGCTGTTGCCAAGGTAGATGTATCTGCGTTGAGTTCAGACCCTGCAAGTAAGGGTGCCTGTACCAGCGTCAACATAGAATGCATCTGGTACACGACCAAGGGCATGGGTGTGCAGATTTTTTGCGACGCAACTACCAATGTTCTGGCGTGGGAGCTAATCGCTGACTATGGCGACACGCTCGACTTTTCTGAGTTTGTGGGTCTGCCCAACACTGCCGCCGCTTCTGGCAAGACGGGCGATCTTCTTTTCACCACCACAGGCGCGAGTAGTGGCGACACCTACTCTATCGTTCTGAAACTAAAGAAGAATTACGGCTGATGAGACAGTATTACAAGAAAGGCGGTAAAACCAAAAAGAAGAAGTCCAAGTCTCGCGTTAACGAGGCTGGAAACTACACCAAACCCGGACTGCGTAAGCGCATATTCAATCGAATAAAAGCTGGCGGTAAGGGTGGAAAGCCGGGGCAGTGGTCTGCTAGAAAAGCGCAAATGACTGCCGCCGCGTACAAGAAAGCTGGGGGAGGATATAGAGACTGATGGCCCTCAAGAAGTCGCAAAAGTCCCTCAAGAACTGGACGAAGCAGAAGTGGCGCACTAAGTCTGGCAAGCCTAGCACTCAAGGCAAAAAAGCCACGGGTGAGCGTTACCTTCCTGAGAAAGCCATCAAGTCTCTTTCCGACAAAGAGTATGCCGCGACTACGCGGAAAAAACGCGCAGATACCAAGAAAGGCAAGCAACATTCAAAGCAACCCAAGAAGGTCGCCAAGAAGACTGCGAGGCATCGAAAGTAATGCGTATGTATTACAAGTCGGGCGGCAAGGTCAACAAGAAGTCCATGTCGTGCAACAAGCCAAAGCGAACGCCTAGCCACCCCAAGAAGAAGTTCATGGTCAAGGCGTGTGAGGACGGGAAAGAAAAAATTATCCGTTACGGCGACAAGAACATGAAGATCAAGAAGAGCCAGCCGGGACGGCGCAAGTCTTTCCGTGCCAGACATAAGTGCGACTCCAAGCCGCCAAACAAGATGTCTGCTCGTTATTGGTCTTGTAAGAACTGGTGATGATATGCCTATAAGCAGAGCGCAGATGGGCAAGCAGGTCAAGAACGCGCCCAAGTCAAAAAAGACCAAGAAGGCTAAGTGCAGGAACGGCTTGGCTCGTAGAGGCAGGACGAGAGGAAGGAAGGTCTGATGGCGACTAGCGGAACGACAGCCTTTACTCTTGACTTGTCAGATATATTTGAGGAGGCGTTTGAGCGAGCAGGCTCTGAACTACGAAGCGGCTACGACTATCGGACAGCACGGCGCAGTCTGGATTTGTTGATGTTGGAGTGGCAGAACCGTGGTCTTAACTTGTGGACAGTAAGAGATGCTACGCAGACTCTGACCGCAGGCACCTCGTCATATACGCTGACCGCTGAAAAGCAGGACATCATAGAGGGTCTGTTGCGAACTGACGCAGGCGACACCTCAAAGCAGTCTGACCTGACCATGCAGAGAATCTCGGTGAGCCAGTATGCCCACCAAACCAACAAGCTGACGCAGGGCAGACCGCTACAGTATTACGTTGAGCGCAAGCCGACAGGGTTGACGTTGCACTTCTGGCCCGTGCCAGACGCAACAACCACCTACACGTTTGCGTACTACTACCTAGACAGAATAGAGGACACAGGAAAGCCAGCGTCCAACAATATGGATGTGCCAGCGCGGTATCTGCCGTGCATGGTGGCGGGTTTGGCCTATTACATAGCAAGCAAGAAGCCTGAGTCGATACCTCTGGCACCCGCACTCAGAGAGGTGTACGAGGAGCAGTGGAATCTGGCGGCAGACGCATCCAGAGAGAAGGCATCGCTTTACATGGCTCCCGGTGGATATAACAACTTATGAGCAGTTACGCGAAAGGATCGAAAGCCTTTGGCTTTTGTGACCGGACAGGGTTTCGATACCCGTTGCGTGATCTGGTCAGGCAGATTGAGGATGGTCGCTGGAACGGACTGCTGGTCGGCAGGGACGTTGTAGATCAAGATCAGCCGCAGTTAAAGCTGGGGGATGTCAATGCAAGCGACCCACAGGCGTTACGATTCCCGCGACCTGATGGCAGTATTGATGAAAGTCGTGCGCTTTCTGCGTTCGATCCTGTCGGGGGAGGCAACACGGCGCTTGGAAGCCGTACTGTCGGCCTTGACATGGTGGGTGCTGTTGGGCGCGTAACAGTGGAGACATCCTGATGGCGTTTACCCTTACGACTCTAAAGCAGGCTATACAGGACTACACAGAGTCAAACGAGACAACATTTGTTAATAACCTGACAACGATTATTACGCAGGCAGAGGACAAGATTCTCAAGGCCGTGCAACTGCCTGATTTTCGTAAGAATGTGTCTGGTTCTGTGGCGAGCGGTAATCAATACCTGATCATGCCTACAGATTTTTTGACACCATACTCATTAGCCATCGACAACTCTGGCTTCGAGTATCTGATGTTCAAGGACGTAAACTTTATACGTCAGGCGTACCCGCTAACAACAACACAGGGAGCGCCCAAATACTACGGCATCTTCAGCCGCACCGCGTTTATTCTCGGCCCCACCCCTGACTCTGCCTATGACGCAGAACTGCACTACTTCCACAAACCCACCTCAATTACCGCATCTGGAGATGGCACAAGCTGGC